AACGGTATTGCATGGTCTCCAGCAACACTACCAACTTCAGCAAACTGGAATTCTATTACATACGGAGATGACAACTTTGTAACTGTAGCAGACGGAGGTACGCAGGCCCTGTATTCATTTACAGGCGATACCGGTTCTTGGTCTTCGGGAGTTTTAGCATCGAGTTCTAATTGGGAAGAAATTGCCTACGGATTCTATTCAGGTCTAGGAATTTTTGCAATCGTGGGTAACAGTTCAGTGGGAGCCAGTATTTCATTAACATCGGCCAATCACCAGTTAGCCACAGGTCCTCACGTAGTAGCACAAGTACCAAGTCCAACATCGATCAGATATTATTCTAGAACAACAGGCAATATTAACGTTACAGCCCAAGGGTTAACAGGAGTAGTTTATGCCAGACCTGATGCATACTTTACTCATCGACCATTCGATGGCGGTGTTCAATTAGGCACAGGAAACCCAAGTCACGGTGCTCAAGCCATACGTCAAAGTAAAAAATATATTCGTTATCAGTCTGGTAAAGGTATGATGTACACCACCGGAGGATTGTTTGCACCTAGTTATAATCTAGCATCTGCAACGGCCGCCGGCTTAACTATAAACAGTCTGATTACATTCACCACAGACGATACCGATCACGGACTACAGCCTGGTGCAGAAGTTGAAATTGTAGGCATGGTTTCATTCGAATACAATGGAATTTATACAGTAGATAGTATTCTCGATGCACGTAGATTCCGTGTAAGAGCACAGGTAGTTCTCAGCGATACAATAGGATCTCTTGGAACTGATGCAAAAATGGTTCTAAGACGTTGGCACGGCGCCTCTGTCAAGATCGGAGCATTTGACGAACAAAACGGATTGTTCTATCAGTATGATGGTCAAGAAATGAGCCTAGTAAAACGCTCTAGTACTAATCAATTAACAGGTACTGTGGCTATTAACACAGATAGTAATCTAGTAACAGGAACAGGAACTCGTTTCCAAGACCAACTCAAAGTAGGTGATAAATTTGTAGTCAGAGGAATGAGTCACATAGTAACCAGTATTACTAGCCAGACTACTATGACCATGGCCCCCGATTGGCGCGGCGCAAATTCTATTTCAGGCGCCAGAATAGCCGTTACTGAAGATCTGTATATTCCTCAAGAACAATGGAATATGGATCCTATCGACGGCACAGGGCCCAGCGGATATAATATGCTACCGTGGCGTATGCAGATGTTAGGTATGCAATATTCTTGGTATGCTGCTGGTTTTATCGAATGGATGCTACGCGGTGCAGATGGTAAATTTGTTTTCTTACATAGACTAAGAAACTCAAACGTTAACACAGAAGCATACATGCGTACTGCTAACTTGCCGGTGCGCTACGAAGTAGAAAACAGAAGTGCGGTCAGCAAATTGTCTGCTGCGGTTACTGCCGTCCAGAGCACACTACCTCTAACTGATGCAAGAAGATTTCCGACCAATGGCATTGTATACATTGACAATGAACTGATCGCCTACAGTGGTAAGAGCGGAAATACTCTTACAAACTGTACGAGATCAGCATCTATGAATGCATTTACCGCAGGACAGAACAGAACAGTGACCGCAGGTGTAGCAGCATCGCATGCCGTGAATGCCGGAGTGCAGTTGGTCAGTTGTACAGCAACGCCTACAATTAGCCACTGGGGTTCTGCGCTACTCACAGACGGTCTGTTTGATTCTGATCGTGGATACATCTTTAACTATGCTGCCACAGGTTTAAGCATTACATTGGCCAAACAGACCGCATTTATGATCAGACTAGCACCTAGCGTTTCCAACGCTCTTATCGGAGACCTAGGAGAACGAGATTTGTTGAACAGAGCGCAATTATTGTTGAACGAAATTACGATCACAGCAGACACCGGAGCAGGTGCTATCGTTGTTGAAGGTATTCTAAACCCAAGAAACTATCCAACCAATCCTACCAATATTACGTGGAACGGTCTGTCGAACTCTGCGGCGGGCGGACAACCAAGTTTTGCACAGATCGCACTGGGCGGTTCTATTAACTGGGGTGGTGTACCTGCGACAACATCAACAGCCACAGTACAAGGTGCTTTAACTGCTAACATCACAGCAAGAGCATTTAACACAGTAACGAATACTGTTACCGCTATCAACGCACCAGCAGGATTAACCGGATATACCAGTGCTATTGATGTTGCAAGAACTGATTTTGTAATCACTAATGCTGCATTCGATTCATTACAGACAACAACTCCGTTAAGAGTTGGTGATGCGTTGACCATGACTTCAGCCGCTACTCTGGCCAGTGTTCAGATTATCGGTACCGGCGGTAACTTTCAATGCGCAAGTACAGTATTAGGTGTAGGAATGACTGTGACTATAACAGGTTCTGGAACTAACTATCCAACTGCGGGTACTATCCAAGGATATTCTAATCCGACTACCTATAGAATTTCTGCTACTAACGGTTCTACAACATTTACACTAACAACACTAGGCGGTCAAAGTATACTAACTACATTAGGTACTCCAGCAGGCACATTTACTCTTAATAACTTTATTGGAAACGGTAGAACGATTACCGCTATTACAAGAGCCTATCTCGGTAGCGGATTTACTAGAATTGTGATGAACCAAACTGGTAACAACACATCTGGAGTAGGAACTAATGTTTCTATAGTGGTTACAAACAGTATCTCTACCAGTTATTCAAATGCGATCAGTACCGCTAGAAACGACTTCTTAGTAACTGATGCAGATTGGAATGCTACTTTTGCAGCAGTCGGTGATAGTTTATCACTAACTACATTCATCGTAGCAGGACAAACTCTTTCGAGTTTTACCACAGGATTCGCAACAGTGCAAGGTACTAGTTTTACTAGAATAGTTATGAGTTCAAACGGTAACAACATCTCTGGCGCGGCCACTAACCAGACGGTTACTGTACAGGCAGGTAGTACCGCTGCTAGTTACAGTAATACAAACTTCTTGTTCTTCACAGCAGCATCGTGGAATGCCTCAGGAGCAACAACAGGTACTCGAGTAGCCACAAGTTACACACAGTTCCCAGCAGGAACATCAGTATCGGGAGTCCAATCAAGACGATTGGGAACCACAACGGTACAGCGTGTGACGTTCACCCAGAACTCAAATACGTCGATTGCCGCAGCCGGTACAGTGACATTCCAGTTCGGTGATCCTCAGTTCGCGCTACCCGGTGAACAGGTTTTTTCATTCGTAACTAATCCAGGTAACGTAACTTCGTTGAGTTTAACTGAACTTAAAGAATTAACAACAACTGCTATCGGTGGTAGAGGTGCGTTCCCGAATGGTCCGGACGTGTTGGCTATTAATGTGTATAAGGTTACAGGAACCGCTATTCCGGGTTCATTGATTCTACGTTGGGGTGAAGCGCAGGCTTAAAGTTTTATCTGCGCCCTTTCCCAATTAGATAAGGTTTCTGTTAGATATTTTCTTATAGCAATAATATCTTCACGAGTCTCTTTAACATCGCCACCTAGTTTGTTGCTAACATAAAGAGTCTCGTGTTGACGATCTAAATAGATTACCATTTCTTTAAGTTCAGACAGTTTTGTTATAAGATCCTGCTGTAGATTCTCGTCAGAAATCTTAGAAATTCTATCTTGAAAATCGGTGTATTCTTTTTTAAATCTTTCGCTAGATTGAATAGTTTGCATCATTTGTAAGTACCAATATTGTTTCTAATTTCGTTTTAGTAATATCACTATTTAACGTTGTTCTAAGGCCGCTGTGAATAGATTTAGGAAGATCGTCTATACTGGCCCAGCACAGTGTTTTAACTTCTGCGGTAGTGAATTCTTTATCTACCAAACAAAGATACGTACCATATTCAAACCCTTTATCTTGACTCACATAAAGTTCAATTGGCAAAATTTTACCTTCTTTGAAGGATTTAAATATACTGTCGCAATCTTCAAGGACTGTTTTTTCCCTCGCAAATGTAGGTACAGTCCATTTTGAATCTTCGTGTATTAATAAAATTCTGCCCGTATCTTTACTAAGAAATAGCAGTCCGGCACGTTTTTGCATCAAGTATGTATCAGGGATCTAGTTCGAATCGCCACGATCCTGAAGGATATTCTCCTTCAAAAGATTTTAACCAGTGATCACCAGCCCATCTATATTGTAGACCTGTTTTAAGATTGGTAAAAATTAGTTCTATTAATTCAAATTTATTAGAATCCGGTGGAATTATCAAATTATCGGCCGCTGTTATAGTAGATAATGCTCGATATACACCACCGTCGTAGATTACCAATTGATTTTGAGAATAAACTACAGAGGCAGACGGAATCCTAGATATTGCCCACTCAGGCAAAAGATCCACCCATTCAGAACCGTTCCATTCTATAATGGTATTGTTACGTATTCTAGGATCTGTATTATTCAAATTTTTCCATGCATCAGGCCCATCGTAACTGTCTCTGGTACTGCCGTCTAGAGGATCCTGTCCGTATTTCATTAGTCCGCCCCTATTTGGACTGGGATTAACATCATCTAACATCAGATATCTTGTGCCGGAAGGAATATTTGATCTTGATCCAAAAGCATTAACCGGATTGAATTTGTAAGGATCTATAATTGCATCTATAGTGGTTCTTCCGCTAGGGTATACACCGCTATAAATGGTTGTGTTAGATGGTTTATCTTCTATGGTAACAACTAGATAGGTAGTGTCGATTTCATTTACAGTAAATCGACCCTGTAACTCAATACCGTCGGGCTGTCTAAAATAAATTTTAGAAATTCCAGGTTTATAGTTACCGTACAAATCAAGGATTTTGAACCAATCTATTCTTGGACCCGATTTAGTAGGAACATCTAAACCAACAGCCGAAACGGCTTCGCTGGCATCTAATATAGAAACATCATAATCGTTAGGATTATTATTACTGCTCTTTATTAATAAAACACCATATTTGTCGTAGGTATTTCCGTGTCCGCCTACATTGTTATCGCCATTTAGATCTATTAGTAGATCATTCAGATCTAACAATTCGCCTGAACTATCAAAAATGTTAAACTTAATACTTTGTGTAATACCTAATTTTTTAACTTTAGCAGGAGTAGAAATGTATATAGGGGTAGTAAATTCTAGACTACAGATGTCAATGTCTGATTCTGTGCCTGCCGGAATAGTCCTAGAACTAAAATTTACAGTGTCTAAGGTAACAGTAGTTAAACTGGTCCAGTCAATATAATTGTCTGTGGTTTGTATTTCAAAACTAGGATTAAAGAAAACTAAAATTTGCTCTAGTAACTGTAGTTTTTGATCAGTATTACTAGTCCATATATCTGCTTTTAACTTTAATTTATAAGGAGTTGGATGTAACCTTTCGATGGTATAATTGCCGCCTTGATGGTTAGCATATTCTAAAACTCCGTTGTCATTGGTATAGGCTCTTTCACGTATATGCACTTTGCTAACAAAGGAAGGATCTGTGAGCCTAGAAGTATCTAGTTCGAGTCCGGTAATGTAACATGCAATTCGAGGAACAGTGGGTAATTTGTTTTCGGAATTATCTCGAATAATCGCAGCCACCTGTCTGGTCATATCACCATAGGTAACAGGTACGTGGCGTTCTTCTCCGTCGCCTGCTTTATATTTAAAACCTATGAAGAAACGCATAAACTGAGTTACATAGCGTCTTACCTGTCCGTCGTAAAAGAAATCCATTATTCGTCTGCCTCTGGTCTAAGCGCCTTACTAAGGCTTTGTCTTTGTTTAATAACTTTTCCGTCGATAACATCAGTTTTCGAATTGTTGATAAATCCAGTTTTTTGTGTTTGTCTAGCGTCTTTGCCTTCGAATCTTTCTCCAGAAGCCACATCGCTAGGACCAAGATTGCTCATGGTCATTCTAACATCATCTTCGTATTTGACCCAACGCTTGCCGTTAAATCTAAACAATCGCTGCGGTTGATAATCTGTTCGTAAATGAAATTGTCCGGTAGAAGCCACTGACGGAAATGCAATACCTGATGAAAACGGAGCACCGTTCGGAGGAATAACATCACCGTCCCACATCTCTGCATTATTATCTTTGACTGGAGAATTCATAACTGTGCTGGCTGTATATCCAGTGTAGATATAATTTCCGTTTTGGTCTGTGAGATAATTTCCTTGTTCGTCAGTAGCCCTATGCTCTAGGGATACCGGAACATCAGTACCGTCAGCGGTGACCAAATCAATTTTGCCATCGTCTCTCTGCGCGATACTAAAGAATCTAGTAGTATCAAATCCGCTCTTAGGAGCATCTGCTTCTGCCTGATCAAGAACTGCTTGTGTAATCTGCATTTCTTTTTCATATGTAGACATAATGTCTCTAAGGGTAGAATTAGTAGGATTACCGTTTTCGTCCTCCATGGCTTTGTCAAGTATCTGTTTAAATTCTTGACTATCCACTAGAGGTTTGCATTTTGCTCTATATAAATGAGGATACCAAGTAACAGAAAATCCTTCTGCGGCCCTAGTAACTTCTTCGATAACATAAAAACGTTTTAATGCAAATTGTAAATCATTCAGTGCAAACTCGTCTTTTAAATGAGGCAATTCTAGAACATCGCCGGCGATAATTTTTCTGCCTATTTTTTCAACAGTATCATTTATATGGAATGTAATAAAAATCGTATCGTTTTGTAAGAATAACCCAAATTGACTTAGATTAAAATCCGTATCCTGAAGATTATAAACACCTCGTAGAATAAAAACGTCGGGGTCGTATTTTCTATCTCTGTTTTCTAAAAACAATAGATCTTGTATATTAGCAGGATTGTCTGTATTATAAGCAGGAGTTGTTGGACTATTGCCCTGCACAGAATCACCCGGACCTAAATATTTGTGTACAAATACGTCCGTTCCACCAACTTGGAACATTTCCCAAATTGTTTTATCAATAAATTTAAAGTCGTTGCCCTTTTCTGGGCGATATAGGCTTAATCTTGGCATGTATGTATTTACCGGTACGATAAATACTGTATGACCACTAATTCACAAGCCCGCCAAGAAGTCTACGATTACTGCAAAACCATGCTGGGCTCCGGCATGATTGATGTAGAATTAGACCCTGTACACTATGAAACAGCCCTAAATCGTGCGCTAGGAGTTTTCCGTCAGCGTAGCGATAATGCTGTTGAAGAAAGTTTTATATTTTTACCGTTGCAAGTTGATACCAACGAATATAGATTGCCCGACGAAATTCAACAAGTTCGACAACTTTATAGACGTAGTGTAGGTTCTAGAACAGGCAGCGGTGCAGGCGGTACA